CTGAACTAGAAATGATTTCTACAGAAGAAACTGTGATTGTTCCTTTGTTTAATGGAGATGTTGAACTTCAAGGAAAGCTTGATATGCGTGTTCGTCGCAAGGCTGACGGAGTTCGTATGTTCTGTGACTTCAAAACTGTTGGTGGCTCTCTTAGTGACTTTGCCAACCTTGCTCCTATGAACGAGCAGGTGCTCACATATATGCTTCTTGAGTCTACTAAGGCAGATGAAGCAGAACGTTCTGAAGGCGGCATCTTTACATTACTAAAGAAGGTAAAGCGCACAGCAAATGCTCGTCCACCTTTTTACGATCAAATTGAAATTCGTCATAATATTTTTACAATGCGTTCTTTTTGGAATCGCATTCACGGAACTATCTCTGACCTAATGAATACCCGTAAAGCTCTTGATACAGGAGCAGATCACGCTTATGTTGCATATCCTCACCCAACTAGGGACTGTAAATGGAAATGCCAATTTTTCGCTATATGCCCAATGTTTGACGACGGAAGCGCCGTTGAACAAGCACTTAGCGATTCATATGAGGTCGCAGACCCATATGCGTACTACGAAACAACTGACAAAAAAGGAAGTGAGTGACGATGAGCGAAATTCAACGCTCTCTTACTGTAATGGTGTACGGAGAGAGCAAGGTTGGTAAATCAAGTCTTGCTGTCACTGCACCTTACCCACGGCTCATGCTTGACGTAGAAGGCGGTCACAGGTTTTTGCCTATTATCGTCAAGTATTGGGATCCACTGCGAGAGGAACCACCTATTGCAGATGGTACATGGGACACTGTTGTAGTCACAGTTCGTGATTACGATACTGTTCTAAAAACATACCAATGGCTTCAACTTGGAAAGCATCATTTCAAGAGTTTAATTATTGACTCTGTATCTGAGCTTCAAGTGAAGTGTTTGGAAAATATTGCTGGTGTTAATCAAATGACACAGCAGCAATGGGGAGAGTTGTTACGTCATATGGGCGGTCTTTTGCGAGATCTCCGTGACTTAACAATGCATCCAACAAATCCGTTAGAAGCAGTAGTTCTAACTGCAATGGCTCGTCTTGATAAGGATGGTCGTTATCGTCCATACCTACAAGGTCAGCTTGCAATTCAGGCTCCTTACTTCTACGACATTCTGGGGGCAATTACCGTTGAAGAACGGATGAACCCAGATCCAACTCAGCAACCATACAAAGTACGTCGTATGTATGTTGAACGCACTAACCACTACGAAGCTGGCGAGCGTGTCCAAGGACGCCTTGGCAAAGTCGTAGAACAAGAAAACATGTCAATTGAAAAAATGCTAGACATTGTTTTTGGACCAAAACAAGCAGCGGCAGCTGAAACAACTACAAAGGAAGAAGGCACTCAGTGAGTTCACGCAATTGGGCAGATCTCATTAAAGACGCTGGTGATTCGGGTAATTACGAACCTCTACCAGACGGCGATTACGATCTCGTAGTCGTTGAAGCCACTGCGACAACATCGCAATCTGGCAAAACCATGTTCAAAGTAAAGGCGCAGGTTGAGGGCGGAGCCCACAATAAGCGTCTTGTATGGGACAACTTAGTTGTCTCACCAGATTCTCCAGCAGCGCTGGGAATCTTGTTTAAGAAGTTCCACGCAATGGGAATTGGTCGTGGGTATTTCGACAACAATCCAACTAATGCTCAGATTGAGCAAGCAATTATGGGTCGTCGATTCCGTGCTCAGATTGGTAGCCGTTTGTATAACGGAGCTAAGAAGAACGAAATCAAGAACTACTACCCAAGCGCACAGACAGTTGCTGCAATGCAAGGCGAGACAGCCTCTGCTCCTGCTCCAGCTGCTGCCGCTCCAGCTCCAGCTCCCGCTCCAGCGCCAGCACCTGCTGCCGCTCCTGCACCTGCTGCAGCCCCAGCCTCACCGTTCTAAGGTGGTTTTGCTAGGTTGCTACCCAACGGTAATCGTTGGGTAGCAATTTGGTAAGCCAAGAAAGCGAAACTATGAAAATACTTATTACTGGATGCACAGCGTCACAGTCATCCGTTAGCTCAACTATGCGTAGCACGAGCTTTACTAGTCTTTTACATAACGCTTTTAATGATTTAGGGCATGAAGTATTTTTAACAAAACCGCACTTAAGCTATACAAAAGAATTTTTAGATCAATACGACCTAATTTTTGTAGGTCTAGCCTCTCCATCAAGCATCTCTGCTCATTACTCATACGGGGCTTTTGCTCTGGCAAACAAAGCAAGGGAGCTAGGGAAGCTTCGTTTAATTGTAGATATGCCAGAACCACAGAAAATTAAGAACACCATTAGAGATTTCTACACTGGAACAGATGATTTTTATAAAGACTTTTATTCTAAAAGAACTCAGTATGATCAAGCATCTACCCCAGAGAACAAAGAACAGATTCTATCTTTTGTAAACCATCTTCACAATGAAAAGTGGGAGCAAACTTTTGTCCCGAGCATGCCTTGGTTCTCTAAGAAATTTATTACAGATAGTATGCCTAACATAGATGAAGATAAGTTAGTTGCTCTTTGCTTTGATAGACAGCTTATAGACCAGTCTGAAGATAGAAATACTCCTGTGTATAAAAGTTATTGGTGTGCTGATAACCCTAAGTCATCGTGGACAAAAAAGATATCTAATAGTTTAACTCTTCCAATTTACAATACAAGAAATAACAACTATAGTACAGATCAAATGATTATAGATAAGATGAAGAACTCTGTTGGTACTTTAGTTAGTACATACCAAGGAGGAGATCCGTGGTGGTCTATTGCCATATCTCAATCTCTTATAGCAGGTGTTCCTGTTGTTACTGAATGGCGTCATACCGCCGAGCTGGGAGCAGAATGGGCGTATTTACCATCAACAATAGAGGAAATGAGCCAAGAAGAGAGAATGATTGTGGCTCAAAATCAAAAAGATTTTTACAGAGAGGCAGTGCCTTCATACACCGACTCTCTGGAAAAAACAACGAGAGCTCTGGACAACCAGAGCCAGTTGTTGTTAGTCTAGGCAAGACTGTACGAAAGGACAGCGAGATGGCCAAAGTAGATATGCCGTGGGTCAAAGAACAGTTGACCAACAACAAAACTAAAAGAGTTGTTGGTGATCATGTTATTGCCCTACTAGAAAAGTGGGAAGAACTAAAAAATACAGATCCAGACCCGCAAAAGAACGAAGCAAACCTAAGTCAAATTATTGAGTTATTTGGTAAGTTGGCACTAGGTCATGCAATTATTGTAGACACTAAAAATGAAAGATGGGTACCTGCTCAGTCAGGTCAGATCGTTGTTGCCGATGAAGTCAGAGTTAAATGGAACGCATTCGATGGCGATATGGGTAAATTGCATAATGGACGCCGTGGAAAAGTAGTAAGTATTCGATATGGTGACATTATTGTTAAAACAACAGACGGCAAAGAACCTGTCTTAGAAGGGTTCCACTACACGCCACAGCAACTAGAGAAGCGAGTTCCATAGTGAACTCCGCTACCTTTAAATTTAGAGTTGATGGTAGTGACTATCAGAACATCCAAGATAAGGCTAAAAAAGAATTATCTGGATTTATTGATATTGAAACAGAAGAACTTGGTAAGTATGTTTCTTATGAGCTAGAGATAGAGCCTAGCTTAAAAATACCTAGTACTTATTCATATACTGCTCTAGTGACTGCGAGGTTGAAGAATGTCTGAACAAGCAAATACTAATATTCCCCCTATTAATGATTATGCTAAACAGACTTCTGATACTCCACACCGTGTAGAAGCCTTGCGCGAGGCTGCTCGAATCACTACGCAGGATAGAAACGCTAATTATGGCGGACCAGAAGAAAACTTTACAAGAACTGCAAAGATTTGGTCCGTTATTCTTGGACAGGAAATTACTAATGAGCAAGTAGCAATGATGATGGTCGGCCTCAAAATGGCACGCTTTGCCCATGGTTCTGGCTTCCAACCTGATACATGGATTGATATTGCTGGCTACGCAGGATGTGGATATGAAGTAGGAAAGATAGCGTCAGAAAAATAAACTAGTTTCTTGGAGGGGAAGATGACGGACCTTGTGCCGCCTTGGAAATATGAAGAACCGCTCTGCGCTGAGATAGGCGCAGAGTTGTTTTATATTGAGGATAAAGATGAGAAAGTTGTTGGTCAAAGACTTAATGCATATGTAGACGCTAAAAAAATATGTTTATCTTGTTCCCACTTAAAAGAGTGTGGAGCTTGGGCAATACAAAATGAAAAGCATGGTTTTTGGGGAGGGTATTCTCCAGAGGAAAGAAAGCAGATACGAAGTAAATTAAATATAATACTTAAAGAAGATGTCCCTAATGCGTTATACGGGTAGACTATTACCTTAACCTACTGAAAGTTGAACTTATGGCTGCAGAACCAGTAATCAGTCCTGTACCTATTTGTGAAGTATGTTGGATGGATAACCATGCAAAGTGGGAGCCAGAAAGTATGGACACCACAGGGAGAATAATTATGCGTCTAAAAGGCGTAGATGTTCCTAATAAAGTAAATAATGGATCTGTTGAGGTATGCGCTATGTGCGGGGCAGTGACCATAGCTGGAATATTTGAAATGAAACTTACTAGCGAAATGTATTTTTTGGATCAGCAGAGTCCAGATTTTGAGCTTAATATTAACCCTGAAGATGATCAAATATAAGGTAGGAATATGAGAAGCGATAGACCGGGTGACTTTCTTTGGGAAGAGTGGGAAGGATCTGGATACGATCCACAGGTAGACTGCTCGGTTATTTATTACACCTTTGAACATATTGATTTAGAAAATGACTTGGTAAGAAGAGCTTTAGCTTCTGCTCTACAAAGAGATGGGGTAGCAATCTCTCTTGGAGATGGGTTTAATTTAATTGACAAATGCTCTCCAAATTATGGATGGACTGGAATAATAGAAGACGAAGAATATTATGTAGTCTGTAATGAGCTAGGTGAGACAGAGTATGGAGATTTAGTTGATTCTATCTTTCCTGCAACTTGGATAGAAATATAATTTAAGATAATCGTGTCATAACCGATATTTTTATAATTTATAGTCTACTATAGTTATGTGTGGAAACCAGCGGAAAATCTTAATTGGCAGTCAGAGGCTACTTGCGCCAAGCCTTCTAATAGGTACGCTTTAGACTGGTTCTTCTCTAAAGACTTTAAAGAAAAATATGCGGCTAAAAACATGTGCTTTACCTGTCCTGTGCGCTCAGAATGTCTTCAATGGGCTCTAGAGCACCGTCAAATCTGGGGTATATGGGGCGGTAGAGATGAAGTTGATATTCGAAGAGCTCTGTCAGTGTCCTACAACGGTGAAGAGACAAGACGTCGTAGATTTCCTAATTGTCCATACTGCACAGCTAGACCTTCAAAACTAGAAACTTCTATTGAGCAACTTCCTAATGGAGGACGATGGACAACAGCAAAAGTAGTTACCTGCACAGAGTGTGGTTTTGCTTGGAGAAGTCGTACTAGTGCAAATGCAGTTGAAGCTTATAAATTAGAACGTAATGAAAAATCTAATAGAAAAACTAAATCTAAAAAATCTTCCTCGTCCAAACTTGTAAGCCCTTCTCCAAAACAGTAACTTTGTTTGTGTAAGGGATTAAAAATGCATCAATACCAGTCTTGGGTTGATCCATTTTAGGTAAAGAAGATCCCCACATGTAATCATCAAAGGCAAGTATTCCCCCGTTGTTTAGGCAGGAATAACCGTCTAAGCCGTCTCTAAGCGCCCAGATTGCATGATGATCTGCATCTACATAGACAAACTCATACTTTTTATCGTTTGACTTAAAAAATTCTTTAGTTGTCATTTTCTTTTTTATTAGCTGACCTGAGTCAAGGAAAGGTCGTAGTTTTTGATCGTAGGTTTCTTCTACACTTTTCCAATCCATATCCATATGCTCTTCTTCTTCAGAGCCTTCCCATGTGTCAACATCTGTCAAAGTTGACTCTGGATGAGTAAGAACATTATCAAAAAGCCATACTGAAGCATCTCCTGTGTATGCTCCTAGTTGAAGAAAATCTACCTTTACATCTTTATACATAGGTAGAAATTTAGAAAAGTTATGGATTGCTCCACCTTCAATAAACCAATTAGGGTACGTCATGCTTTCTGCTCGCAGAAAGCTAAGTTATTAGCAAGTCGTTCCTTGTGCTCAGGAGTAGCAATCTCTAGAGCAGCTCTGGCATGAACAACTGCATCTTGATATCTTCCTAAATTGTAAGCGGCAATTGCTGCCATATCGTGTGGTGTATGACCCCAAGCCTCTGCTTCACAGAGGTACTCCATAGGCTTAACGGTAATTGCTAAAGCTTTCATTGCTATTTCATAGCACTCTTCCCACTTACCAATTGAGTAGTAGTGCTGAGCAAGATCAACATATGCTTCTCTGCGTTCTGGGGCTTCCTTTATTGCCATGGTAAACCACAGCTCTGCATCTTCTTTGGATATCTTTCCAATAAAACGCATTGATGCTGAACGCTCTGGTGCCCATCTTGCGGTGTGTAGCTGTAGGTGGCGCTTAAATTCTTCTTTTGCCTCGTCAAATCTGTTGTAAAAATATAGCTCTCTTGCATAATAGAAAGCGTTTCTATCATCATATGGATCTTCTTCAACAGAAGTTTTTAGTAAATCTAAATACTGTCCTCGTGATTTTGTGTTATCTGCGTGGTGCTCCATAGTCGCTTGAGTCCAGTACTGAACCTCTTGCATACGGTCAGGAACTAGAACTTCATGTACTGGATGCTTCCAACGGTATCCGTGACGAGCATGGATTTTATCTCCGCCAAAGGTAAGTCCGGGAGTGCCGTCTTCATTCCAATTCCAAGTGTAGTTATATCTAGGCCGAGTTGCTCCCGAATCAAAAGCTTTTTGAAGCTCTGCTTTCCATCCAGGCAACATAATCTCATCCATATCTAGTGGGATGCAATAGTCAATATCAGCTGGAAGTAACCCTAAAGAAACATTTCTTGCTTGATCAAAGCGCCAAGGTCTTACACAAATAGATACAACATTGATACCTAAAGCACGAGCCTTTTCAACAGTCTTATCTGTTGATCCCGTATCAGCTATGAGTAGATAGTCTGCTTCATCTTTTACAGAGTTGTACCAAGTCTCAACAAACTTCTCTTCGTTGAGGGCTATTGTGTAAACAGCTACTTTCATTTTTTATTTCTCCTTTTTACGGTAGCACATTGTTTTTTATCTCTTTAAGTATTAATTCATTCATTTTTGTCCTTTTAAATTGATTATATCTTTTTAAAAGACTATACTCTTGACTGTAAAAAGTTACACAGTGTTTTGCATAATTGTGAAGATCTTCTGTAAAATTAAATCTTTTTAATACTATCTCTCTATCTGTATCAAATTCAATATAGAATAGAGGCTCGTCTTCTTTAAACTTTATTTCTCCAGATTGACCCCAAAGCTGCATTTCTAAAGGATACGGTCTAAACCAAGAACCAATATCCATTGTTCCTGGCACGGCTGTTCCGTAGTTTGTATGTTTTGCTGGATGAAACATGGGAGGGGTAAATCTTGCATTTACAGACTCTTCTGAAAAGAATATGTATCTTAAATAAAATTCTACAGTAGGTCCAGATTTTATTGTAGCTGGTCTTTTAACTTCACAACCTATGCTCATTTTAGAAGTTGGAGTAGCTATTGGATTTTCTGAGTCTGTAAAATCATAAAAATAAGAGGAATCATGAGGTTGGGTAATAACAAAAGTATTTTTAAATTTTTTTGATGCAGCTGGGCATAAAAGATAACTAGTCAGACCTCTATTTGGGTTCTTCTCGGACATCAAATCTAAGTAAAGATTTGTAGGCTCTGGATATAAAAGGTCCCACTTTCCATCTGTGGGTGCTATAGCTGGTGCCCAATAAACTACTAGCGGTTCTTTATCTTCTTTTTTCATATAATATTCTTTTCTATTAAAGTAGAAACTAGTTGATTTGTGCTAGATTTTTTAAAATCTAAATACATATCAGATAGTTTACTAAATCTACCAAAAATATCTGGATATTTTACACAACTAGTATAAATTTTATGAAGTTCTGCATCCATTTTAAATTTTTTTAACTCTACATCTCTTTCTGTGTTAAATTTTGCATAAAATATAGGATCATCTTTTTTTATTAAAAAATCTGTATTATCAGCCCATAAGTTAAAATCTGCGTTTACAGATCTAAACCAAGATCCTATATTAAAAGATCCTGGTACAAAAGACCCTTGGTTTGAGTAGCTATGGCTACTAAAGTATGGGGGGGTAACCTCCATAGTTAAATCTTCTTTGCAGAAAAAAATCCATTTTAAATTGTATGAAATAATAAGAGATGAGTTTAAACTTGGAGGTCTTCTTACAGACGCACCTATAAAATTATCTTTTTTAGTGTAAAGCTGGTTAGAAACTTTATCATACCCAAAACTAGACTCTAATGAGTTATAAAAAACATGTGTATTTTTTTGCATACCTGTAAAAGCTGGGCAATATAAAAGACTATTTTCTTTAGCCTCTTTATTTTTTACATTTTTTAAAGAAGATAAAAGTGTTTCAGGATCCCTATACAGTATGTTCCAATCTTGCTCTTCATCAGAGTTTTGTGTGTATGCTGGTGCCCAATACACTATTAAAGGTTCTTTTTTCATTTTATCTCTTTCTCTTTAAGTAAAATGCTTTATTAAGGCTAAGGAAGCTAAGATAGACCATGCTATGTTAAACCATATAATAGTAGGAAGAGTTTTAACTGTAGAAGACCATATTAGCGATAAACTAGATACTAAAGCAAATATAAAAAGCCACCATATCTGTACCCCAAAAAGAAGACCAGGAAATATAATAATAACTTTTGTTAAAAATGCAAAAAACTCTACTGTATTTGCTTTATTCCAATATTCTTTTTTGTGCATAGATTTTAAAGCAATTAACCATTGGTTTCTAAATTTGTCACTCATAATATTTTTCCTTTAGGTATTCGTACAGTGTAGGAGACTCTTCTGCTACTTGCTTCCATGTCGCTTGTAGCACTTTTCTATTTCTAACGAATGTATCTATTTTTGACTTCATATCTGAGTCATAATGTAGCTCCCAAGCTGCAACAGCTACCGAATCTGCAACAAAGTAATTCATACCAGCTGCTATGCAATGAGTTCCACCAGAAGGAGAGTGCTCTTGAGCAAACATTTTTTTATCTGCAAGCCTATAAAAACCATCAGATATAGTAGGTCTGTACTCTATTTTTCCATTTAAAGTATGAGATTTTTGAATAGCATTCTTCCAATAATCGGTGTCTTGTCTAACACTAAGCGTGTAATGCAAAGCAACAAATTGAGCAAAGCTTTCATACATTTCTGAAGTTCCGTAATTAAAAGCATCTACATCAAATTGAGTGGTAACTTCTCTTCCAAGAGATTTTACAAGTTTTAAAAGAAACTCATGTACAGTAAAAAGACCGTTACTCTCTAAAGGCTCAATAAACCCAGCTGACAAACCTATTGCAACTACATTTTTTACCCAAACTCGATTATGTATGCCAATACGCATCTTTATATCTTTATACTCTAAAGAATCAACTTCTTCTCTAATTCTAGGGACAGACATTTTATCTGACATAAGATATTTTTTAAACTCTTCTTTAGCCTCTTCTGGGTCAACAAACTTGTCTGAATATACATATCCTGCGCCAAGTCTGGACCAAAGGGGGATGTTCCAGCACCAGCCGTTTTCAATAGCAGTGCAGTTAGTAGATACTTCTAACTCTTTTTCTTTGTCTTTATATTGAATTCTAGTGGCCCATGCTCTGTTGTTTGGAAGCATATCTTCGTAAGAATTAAATGGCTCTTTTAGATACTCTCCTAAAAGAAGACTTTTCCATCCCGTGCAATCTACAAATAGATCGGCAGTAAGAGTATCTCCGTTATCTAAAGAAAGTATCTCAATCCCGTCTTCACTTAGGACCGCATCCAGCACTTGAGCATCTACTACAGTTACTCCTTTAGGTATACAAAAATTATTTCTTAAGTAAGAACCAAACTTAGCTGCATCAAAATGATATGCGGTATGTATTTCTGGTCGATAAGAATCTAGTCTTCCATCAGAGTTATCTGAATACTTATTGCTCTCTAAAGCATATGTGTTTGGGATCCATGTACGGCAGTAGTCTTCTACTGGTGTTTCTGGATAGTAGTGTTTTTTAGCGAGCCAAGTATTTAAACCAATTACAGCATCATCTGTAATATAAGGAAGAGTAGATCCGAAAGGGTAATAAAAAGACCCGTAATCTTTTTTATAAAAATCTGTAAATTTGATTCCAGTTTTATATGATGCATCTACACTAGTAAAAAAGTCTTCTTCTTTTAAACCTATAAAATTCATCCAATTTCTAATTTGTCCTAAAGTGCTTTCGCCTACCCCAACGGTAGGTATAGATGAGCTCTCAATGACTGTAATTTTTTTATCTGGAAAAGCTTTTATAAGTGTTGCAGCAGACATCCATCCAGCAGAACCACCGCCTACTATTACAATATTGTTAATAGATGTTTTCATATAAATCTTCCTGTCTTTTGTCTTTTAGTAGTGCTTTTATGTAGTTATTAGTAAGGAGTTGCCCCACTAAAGCTAGCGTTTGCAGCCCCTGACCAGAAGCCTCCACTGCCTCCATCAAAGTACGACTTTAGCGTATCAGACTTCTCTAGCATAACAGAATCTACATAAAAAATCTCCCCTGCAGTAGTTGATCCTGTAAATACTCTAATAATGCCAAAGTTTCCGCTACCACTCTTTGTAAAAGGGGCACTTAATCTTACCCAGTTGCCAGTGTATGATAGAGCCTGAGCACCAATAGTTTCTGCAGCAATTGTGCTAATAGAGTCCTGATTTTCATACTGCAAGATACGCATAGAATAAGTTGCTGGAGAATTACCGCTAGCAAGCTTTACATACGCACTTAGGTAATAGGTGCCTGGTCCTGCCACTAGTGGAATCATAGTTCCACTATTACCAAACTGAGCACCAGACCCAGAGCCGTTAGTAACAGCTAGAGATGCAGATCCAGTATTGAACTCGCCTGTAGTTCTAGCAAGAGTTGAACCACCAAAACCAAACCAGTTAGTGGTATCTACCTCAAAAGAAGGATTAGTAATATAATTAACTCTATATCCAAGTGCTGCAGGTTCCGCAGGGTTCTTTAAAAACCCAGCTCCGCTAGCTATTCCTAAACTTAATGGCATACCTGCTCCTAACTATGTAAGGGCTACGTCGCCAGCAAGAACCCATTCGTTGGTTCCAATTTTGATAATAGATGCAGTTGAGTAGGTAGCTCTTAACTTGTTTGTAGGGGTAGATCTAAGTGTTACACCCGTATCTGGGCTAACAGTAACTTGACCTGCTCCGTACTGCATAATGTCAACTCTTTGTCCTATTGAGTATGCATGTGCAGCGTTTGTAGGAATAATAATAGACATAGCTGTTCCTTTTGTACATCTAATAAGTTTTCCAGCATCTGCTAAAACTAATGTATATGTATCAGATTTAACTTCGATTGTTTGAGCTGTATCCCAAAGTCCTTGTGCACCAGTTGGTCCAGTAGATCCTGTCGGTCCTGTTACACTAGGACCTGTCGGACCTGTAGGACCTGTAACGGTAGAAGCTGCACCAGTAGGTCCTGTTGCCCCTGGTAATCCATTTGCTCCAGTAGGACCAGTTACACCTGTAGCTCCTGTAGCTCCAGTGGCTCCTGTTGGTCCAGTAGGACCACCTGAAGGACCAGTTGGACCTGTAGGTCCAGTTACTGTGCTTGCTGCGCCAGTTGGTCCAGTTGAACCCGTAGGTCCTGTAGGTCCTACAAAAGGTCCAGCGTTGCTCCATACCGAGTTTAAATCATTCCACACATAAAGATTAAAACCTACTAGATAGGAATCTCCAACTGATCCAGTTGGATTATCTGCTTGAAGTAGTTGAAGAGTTGCATAAGATCCAAGCACAGAAACTCCAGACCCCGCTGGACCTGTAGGCCCAGAAACACCTATAGGACCTGTTGGACCTAAAGGTCCAGTTGGTCCTGTAGGGGCAATGGTAGATACAGTTCTAAATCCACTTCCTGTATACACACCAACTGCATCG